CAAGTGAGTCCAAAAGTTTTGGAAAAACTGTTTCCGAACGTTCCGTTCAAGGACCGTAAGCTTTGGGGAGATGCACTCGTGAAGAATGACCTGCATAATGCGGCCTATAGATTGTTCGTGGAAAAGGACGCGGCAGCGCCGACCTGGTACGCCATTTCGCCTGATGATTTAATTATTTCTCGGTACACTCAAAAAGGAAATGTGGCAACACCGTTCGCGGAGAGAACAAAGGATATGAAGGGAATTGGAACATCTGAATTTTACGGGGGACCGAATGCCAATACGCCGGACGGAAAGCATTTCACAAGCATTCTGGAACAAGCACTCAGACGTGCAGCGAATGCCAATAACAGTGAAGTGAAAATCATTAAGGTGGCCGTTGGAAACCCAACCAAGAAAAGCCGTATTGTTAGAGTCATTAGCACGGAGACGGGGAACACAGTAAAAGAATTCAAGGTAACAAGAACAGGCGGGGATGATGCACAAACACCATTGAACAATGCCATGAAAAAGGCACAAAAGTTTATAGAGGACTCACAATATGAAAACTTGGACATAAGGGCTGTTGAGATACCTTCGGGCTTTAAAACAGTGGATGCATATGCTATAAAGTTGACACCAGAGATGGTTTTGCCTAGTAAGACACATCTGGCAACAGGAGGCTACGTGCATAATAGTCCCCTTGTGCCCATGGAAGAAGTGATAGGAACATATGCCTACGGATAAAAGAATAAAATACGATCAGCCACAAACGGTGAATGATGAACTAATGATTCCACCCCGCGTAGGAGCGGAAGTGGAGCTCATTCCAGGAACGAATGAGGAAATCAATGTGGAAATGATGGAGGACGGATCAGCGGTTGTTGGCGAACAGAACATGCCAGGAGAAATGGCGTTTGATTCTAATCTTGCCGAATTTGTTGATGATAATGATCTTGGTGTTATTTCCAGTGACTTGATAGGAGCGTACAAGGATGATTTATCCTCGCGCAAAGACTGGTCGGAAACCTATACAAAAGGACTGGATCTTTTAGGACTTAAATATACAGAAAGAAGCCAACCCTTTCAGGGAGCAAGTGGTGTTACCCACCCTTTACTCGCTGAATCCGTAACACAGTTTCAAGCCCAATCGTATAAGGAATTACTTCCCGCGGGCGGACCCGTGCGGACGCAAATCATAGGAGAAATTACCAAGGAAAAAGAGGACCAGGCGCAACGCGTAAAAGATTTTATGAACTATCAAATTATGCATGTGATGGATGAATTTGATCCCGAGTTGGATCAAATGCTGTTTTACTTACCACTTAGCGGATCTACTTTTAAAAAAATTTATTTTGATGCAACGCTCGATAGGGCTGTTTCTAAATTCATTCCAGCGGATGATCTGGTGGTTCCCTACACAGCTACTGATATTGCAAGTTCACAGCGTGTAACGCATGTTCTAAAACGAAATGGCAATGAAGTTAAAAAACTTCAGGTAACAGGATTTTATCGCGACATTGATTTACAAATTTATGATGGAAAAGATGAAATAAAAGAAAAACAACGACAACTATCCGGTGTGAAGAAAATAAGTTATGCCGATGATCAATATACATTATTAGAAATTCATACGGACTTAGATCTCCCTGGATTTGAAAATGTCGATGGAATAAAACTTCCTTATGTTGTAACAATAGACGAGGGAAGTGGAAAAGTTTTATCTGTTTATCGAAATTATACGGAAAATGATGATCTTTTTAAAAAACAAGAATATTTTGTACACTATAAGTTTTTACCTGGCCTTGGGTTTTATGGCCTTGGTCTTATCCACATGCTCGGAGGTTTATCGAGAACTGCCACAACAGCCCTGCGTCAACTTATTGATGCCGGTACACTGGCCAATCTCCCGGCAGGATTTAAAGCTCGGGGTTTGCGAATCAGGGATGATGATTCACCCCTTCAGCCAGGAGAGTTCAGGGATGTAGATGCTCCAAGCGGAGATCTCAGAGCAGGATTAATTCCTCTTCCTTACAAGGGAGCGGATCAAACATTATTTCAACTTTTAGGATTTTGTGTTCAAACAGGAAAAGAATTTGCAACTGTAGCCGATCAAAAAATTGGCGATACGGTCGCTGCGAATGCACCTGTTGGGACTACGATGGCATTGATGGAACGCGGTATGCGCGTTATGTCCGCTATTCATAAAAGGTTGCATTATGCACAACGAATGGAATTCAAACTTCTCTCTAAAATATTTGCTGTGTCGTTGCCACCTCAATATCCTTATGAAGTAACTGGGGGTATTTCCGCAGTTAAGACAACAGATTTTGATGATCGCATAGACATTATTCCAGTTTCTGATCCAACTATTTTTTCAATGTCGCAACGTGTGACATTAGCACAAACTCAATTACAACTGGCGCAAGCCGCTCCTCAAATGCATAATATGTACGAGGCCTATCGTCGTATGTATCAAGCAATGGGAGTGCAAAACGTAGATGCTNTTTTACCTGTCCCTGTACCACCNCAACCAATGGATCCAGGATTGGAAAATGGAAAAGCGTTAATGGGTGAAGCATTACAAGCATTTAGAATGCAGAATCATTTAGCTCATATTGATGCTCATCAAGGATTTTTTTCATCTAACTTAGTTAGAAATAATCCTCAAGCTATGATTATTTTGCAAAGTCATATGATGGAACATGTGGCATTACAAGCAAGAGAAGAGGTGGAACAGGAAATGAGAGAGGAAATTGAACAATTACAGCAAAAATTTGGTGGAGAAATACCGCAGGAAGAGCAAGTAAGTATTCAAGAGGTACTGGAATCTAAAATTGCAGAGAGAATTAGTGATATGACGGAAGAAATGATCACCGAAGAGCAAGCTGCAATAGAAAGTCAGTCGGGTGATCCGCTNATTGANCTTAAACAACAAGAAATTAACTTGAAACAACAAGATATTCAACGCAAAACAATGGCTGATCAAGCAAAATTAGGGTTAGATCAAGAAAAACTTAATCAAACTGCTGAATTAACACAAGACAAGATTGAATCCCAAGAAGATATTGCTCAATTACGTGCAAATGTGAATTTGCAAACATCAAAAGCGAAACAAAGAGACAAAAAAATTGATCTTAAAGAAACTGAAATGCGGAATAGAAGAAAATAGTTGTAAAAATGTTAAATAAAGATAAAATTCAAGATATGAAAGACCAATTAACAGAAGCGGATAAAAAATTTCAGGTTTATATTGAAGGATTATCAGGTATTGTAGAAAAATCTTCACAGTTGCCCGAAGATCGTATATTATTAGCTAGTGCTATGATGAGCGTAGCAAAAGCGTTGTACATAGAAGCAGCTGGACCGGATCAGGGACAATGGTTTTTTGATCATAATGTCAGGGATCTTGTTCCGTTGATAAAACCAACAATACACTAGGAGAGTAGGATGGCAAACACTGGAAAAATGAATTTATTGGAAGAGGAAGGCCGTATCAGGTCTGAACCCCAAACTAAAAATGTAAAAGCCGAAGAAAAAAGAGTCGTCGGTGAAATTAAAAAATATGCTAAAGGTGGTGGCGTAGCGACAAGAGGATTTGGAGCAGTCAAACATGACTAACAAAATAAAAGCAGAAAAAGGACAGGTAGGAAACTGGCAACACAATAACAGGGATGTTGTTATTCTTTCAACAGCCTCGGTGGCTGATGAAAAAATTCCCGTGGTTGTCAAGAACCTGGGAAAAGGTCCGAAAGGACAGCGCAGCAAGATGCAGATTAAGAAAGTTGCGTTCAAAGGCGTTTTCTAGTAAATTAATTTCAATTTCAATAAAGGAGGTTCTATGAAACTCATTAAAGATCTTTGGGCTCACCTGAAGGAATGGAGTGACTGGGGTATGAAAGACTGGATTAAAGCCGGTATTGTTACCATTGTTGTTCTGTTTGTAATCTATAAGATGACTTCAGGAGGAGCGTAATACTGTGTTACAGCTATTAATTAAACCCTTGCTCGGCGTAGCCGGGCAAGCGGTTTCTGGTTTCATAGAAACCAAGAAAGCGAAAGCGGAGAACAAATTAACAGAAATAAAAGCTAATACGAAGTTGAAACAGCAGCAGATCGCTGGCGAAGTCTCGTGGGAGGCCTCAGCCGTTGATCAGATGAAAGGCAGCTGGAAAGACGAATTCGTTTTGCTTGCCCTGATGATTCCCGCAATTTTGGTCTTCATTCCAGGAATGACNGAGCACGTGGAACGGGGATTTGAGGCACTTCATAAATTGCCGGATTATTATAAGCACCTCTTATATTTGAGCTGCAGTGTCAGCATGGGCGTGAGAATGGCTCCAGGTGTTAAAGGATTATTTAAGAAAAAATGATCACGCCTGAGAAATTCAGTGCATGGCGCATCTTTCCCCGATTACTAATTACCTTGTACGGAGTCGCTTTTTGGCGTACAACGGAATGGTTTATGCAATTACCCGATCCGACGAATGCACAATCTGCGTATGTAGCGGTTGTGGTAGGTGCAGGCGCCGCGTGGTTCGGACTCTATGTGGGAGGAAGCAAGCAAGCGGTCGTTAAAGTAGAAAATAAGGAGACGTAATGGCAAAGCAGCAAACACCTCTTCAAAAAATCCAAAAAGAACTGGACAAGCTTGCAGCTCTTCACGCAAAGGAAGAGGCAATAGTTGAGAAGATTGAAGAAATAATTTCTGAAGAGG